GTCGGTACCGTTCAGAATATCGGATACATTGATCGTAACCGTTTCCTGTACGATCGCCGTGTCGGAAGCATATGATACGGAATAATCGGAAATCCAGCACGCTTCATAAATCGTCAGAAGAGCCCCAGTAATGCCTTCATCATCACCGGTCACATCCGGAGCAATCGTCTGGGGTTCCGTCGGGTTGAGCGACGAACGACCTGCAAGCTTGCTGAAGATGATCTCTTGACGAATGTCAAAAGGCCATCTATGGTGTCTCAAAGACCGAACAATGCCATCCACACCGGCTTTATATCCGAAAACCTGATATATGTTCGAGGTATAGAGGGCACTTCTGGTCACCGAAATGGTCATCGGGTCCGTGACTCCAGGTACGAGTTCGGCGATATGATCACCAAAACCAATGCCCCGGATGGGCTCGATGGTACGCGCCTCGGAAGGATCAAAGGTGGCGATAACACCAATCTGAACCAACCCCGTCCCTTCCGCATTGACGGCGAAAACCCTATTCTTTGAACTTATTACAGAAAGGGTGTTTGGAGAAACACCTTTTCTGAAAATGTAACTATCACGATCTCTGTCTGCCATTGAAAACCTCCCTAAGTAATTTACTAAGTATTAAAATCCGCTCCTTTCAGAGCTCCGCCAGGGAGTTTTTAGTTAAACAACCCGGCAAGTTTTGCCTTCTCTTCTTCGGTCATCTCACCGGCTTCAATTATCGGGGCATCCATACTGATGTCACCGAACGTGATCGAAGCGAGAATATCCGTATCTACAGTCGACTTTTTTTCTTCGTCTTTGGGAAGTTCCTCTTCCGGCTTTTCCTCAACAGGAAGTGCAGCTTTCTTGGCAGCCTCTACCTCTTCTTCTTTTTTCTTGGCTGCATAATCCATTTTTTCGTCTTCATCTTTTTTGGCCTTAGCAGCATCCTTCTCGTCCATCTCTTCCTTCGGAGCCTTTTTGGATTCGACTTCCTCTTCCTTTTTCTTGGACTCGACTTCGTCTTCTTTTTTCTTGGCAGGGGCTGCCTCTTCTTCGTCCTGACTCATGCCGATAACATCGGAGAGAAGTCCCTTGGCAACCCGCGTCATCGCTTCTTTTGTCCAGAAATCGGAAGCTTCCACTTCGTCATCCTTTTTCACTTCGGGTTCTTTCTCTTTGGCGGGCTCTTCGTCTTTCGGAGCATCCTTAGCGGGTTCCTCGTCCGCTGCTTTCTTTCCCGGTTTCACTTTTTTCTTGCATTTGATGCAATAACTGGTCGCTTCCAGAACTTTCGTCCCGCACTTCGGGCAGGGAAAAGTTGCGGCCTTACCTTTTGCTTCAACTGCCATTCCGTCAAAGTCCGGTGCATCACTGGCCTGACGTGTGGCAAGTTCTTCATCTTTCATCTTCGCAACTGCTGCAGCCATTGTACGAAGATCTTTCCCTATCGGATCATTCTCTTTGAAATTTCTGGAGAGAATGTCAAAACTGGCGATCAATGATTTCCTGTCCATTAGCGTAGCCTCCCTCATTTGTCTGTTTTTACTTGGGTAAAAGTCAGAATTATGTTTCTGATCCTTGTAGGCCTTGGCAACGTCTGCCTTGGTCGTTTCATATATTTCATTCTTGAGCTTCTCCTCGGGACGAAAATACACACGCTCTTGCACGGGAATCTTCGTCGGATCGATAAGAAAATCAAGAATATTGTTTGCGATTTTTTTTGGGTCTACCATAATATTACTCCGTAAAAAGGGTAAGGGAGGATCCTTTAGACCCTCCCTATACCATTGTTATATCCTGCTTCTGAGGTTGAATGTCACTATGATCCAGTTGAGAGGCAGTACCGGCGAATAATAAGCCACAACGTTGACCGTCGTTGCTTCATTCGGATCCGGAGAAGCCTTCACACCTGTAAACGCTGTGATAATCTGAGCGCTTACCAGAGAACTGAGATACGACTTAAGCGTATTCTCAATCTCCGACATCCTCGAAGGCAGGAACTTCGTTCCGATATACGGAGTAAGAACAGTACGAGTACCTTTCTGCACGAAATCCTTAATCCTGATGACTGACGGCGTTCTGGTCAAAACAGAAGAAAGATCCGTCGTCAAATCCATCTTGACATCGATGCCGGCAGCCAACTGCTCAAGAATCGTTATACCGGCATTACAAACCTGAGCCTGCGTGACAGGATCCACTCTGCGGAACAATTTCGAAAACCCTACAACAGGCTTACGCAGGAGAGGCTCAGCCACATCGTACGCCGGGGAAGTATCCCGACCGGCGATAGCTGCAGCCAAGAATGATCCGTCAACAATGTAATCGATATTGTTATTGAGCTCGTCAGTAAGCGTCACGATACCACCGTCAGGATAAATACCGATCATACGCTCATTGTTCATGGATTGAGCAAACACCATCGCCGAGGAAGGTGATGTATTGTTTGCAAATCCGAAGTAGCTCATGCGTTCATTGGCGTAACGGATTGAAGACTGAATCGTATTGCTGGTCTTCAGATATGAAAGAACCGTTATCGACGTAGTTACCGGTTCCATCAAAGACGGGAGCAGTCCGTTATTCATCGGAGAATTAAAAGAATCAATTCCCGCTATATAAGCTGAATCCGGAGCATCCGCCTGACCCGAAGCTTTCTGCAGTTGCAGAAGAGCCATAGCCGGAGCACCATTGAGGAACGCGAGATGGGCTGCAAGACCCAGTCTGTTATTGACCGTGAGTTGTCCGGAATAAGCGAGAGCGTCTTTTTCCAGAGTCACGAACACTGCAGGAAGAACGCCTTGATCATTAAATTCTTTAGTGTCCAGGAAAGACACATAGTAAAAATCTCCGATCTTGGGCTCTGCACCGCTCTTATTGTATGTATTGAGTAATCCGGTATCCCCGGGAGGTACCCCTACTGTATCGGTTACAAAAAGATGAATACCAGGAATTGCCTGAGTTGGGATAGCTCCTGTAGTAATCACAGCTGAGGAAGTATACCTAATATGATCATTAACAGTATAAACTACTGTAGCACCCTCGTTTATTGTTACCCTAAATCCCGTTCGATGATCAATATAAGTTTGACTCAGATAACCGGTATTGTCGCCAAGTGTTCCTGTACCATTGGGTACACTTGATGTAACAACATAGCGTGTAGAATCAAGAAATGTCAGAGAAATTATTTCATCCACGCCATAACCCGGTAAAACCTGGCCGTCACTATTAGCTGCTCCAGTACCTGCTGGATAAGTAACATTTTCAGTTCCAAAATTGGGGCTCGCAACTGATGTATCGGTTGGTCCCGTTCCATTTGGATTTTGAACAATGTCATGAGCTACCCCAGTATTTGCTCCAATGATTGTGTATGCTCCAATTCCAGAAATACCAGAAACAGAGCTGTCGATTGTCCAATTGTCATCCGGGAGCAAATTCTGATACTGAGTAACATAGACGAAATGAGTGGCATCAACGGGAACCGTTTTGAGGGTCACGGTCTTTGTCGATGCTGAAAGTTCTTTTACCTGAACGGGTCCTGCAAGAAAGGCCGCAGTTGGATTAGTTCCAACATAAGCAGTAATCAAAGTGGGATTGTCCGTTGGTTTACCTTGACCCGCACCATTTGTAGGAACATCTTGAAGAACGAAATTGGAACTAGTCCAATTGGTTCCATCAGAAGTACCCGTTGTCGGACGAAGAAAAATGCGATTATCATAAAGCGTTCCAGAAAGCTGACCGAAAAGATACGTTGAACCAGCTGTGTGAGATCCATGAGCAAACTTATAGGAATTACCCCAGTTGAGCGTGTTGAACGTACCCGTTGTATCAAGAACGAAATCGACTCCATCAATAAAATCCTGCGACGTGGAGTTGTATCCGACCTTAAGAATAGAAGCAACGTGATCGGAAGGAAGAATATCCGATGTGTCCTGATAATTATTGCTGTAATAGGTCACTTGAACCACTGCCCCGAGTACCGGTGCAACAGCAAGCGTTATCTGACCGGAATCTCCATCAACTGCAGAAACAATGACCGGGGATCCGTTGACTTTGACACTGACCGTAGTCGGATCAGTCGTTGTGACTCCACCATTATTGCCACTTACGATCGGGACATTATCGACCTTGAAAATAGTGTTGACGCCATCAGCCTGAATGCTGAGATCTTCGTCGGTATTGTGCTTGTCCATCCTCTTGAAATAATAAGTGACTTCGACCATATCCCCAAGAGTCGGGGGCGTCATAAGGAAGAAGATGCCGTTAGTGGCATCAATCGATGCGACAGGAGAAGGATCACCGTTTACATAAACAGTAATCGATCGAGGATCTGTCGTCACAGTACCTGTACCGGCACCCGTGGTGATCGGAAAATAAGTGACCTGAAAATTGCGATTTGTGCCGAGGACTTGTAGGGAGACATCTTCTTTGGTGATCTTGTTGTCAGCCATAGCACTTGATCCACGAATCATTTCATAAGCGGTGACAACTGTAACCTCATCACCAACACCTATGAAAGCGGGGAACCGGAGTGCGCCGGCAGCTCCAGCAAGAGGGGCTTCGTTGAGCGTCTTTGTATATACGCCCGGAAACGCAAACGAATCAAATGGTCCTATTGCCATAATTTCCTCCGTAGATTGTTAAATTACCAGTTTCTTCATTTTTGATTTGGGATCTCATTTGGATCTGATGATTTTTGTATGTGTTATCTGGTATCTTGTTTCAATCCCCGCACAAACTGCGGTCTCACGGAGGCTTCCTCTTTAGAACGCCCCTTTTTCTGCAAACTGAGAGAGCCCTTTTGCCACTCTCTCTTTTCTGTGCTCTTGAAGAGCTCCAACATATTCGTGTCTGTCCGAAACTTCTTTTTTATTTCCCAGTCCCATGACCGGCATAAATTTCCCATCTTTTGTTTTCGGCAGGTCAAAAGTTTTGAGCTCGTTATTACCCCGACGCTTCGACTGACGATCGTGATAGTCCTGCCAACGCTTGTTCGCCTGTCGACCTATCTGCATATCCACGGATTCGTTCGTACTTCCCCCGGCAATCGCCGGAGAAAAAGAACTGAATACCCGAGAAGCTTTCGAATTACAACTACGACAGGGAATCACTTCCGATCCTTCCTTTGCGTTCACTAACTCCTCAAATTTCAGCCCGCAGGCTTCACACTGATACTCGTAGATTGGCATATATTATCTCCTATTTTATTTTGGGCAAAGTGTAGCCCATCACTATGCTCATAGGTATTAGAAGAGTATTCTATTTTTTCCTTGCTTTACTTTTTTAAAGGTATTAATTTTCTACTAATACCTATTTCATATATGATATGATTAAAACAATTAAAATCACTGTAGGTAACCAATCTTTTCTTCTCGACCAGGCTTTCCGCTATGCTCAGGTCTTTAATCATGTCATATCCTTTGGATTAGACAATAACATCTCCAATGCTATTGAGCTCCACCATAAGACCTATTACACCTTTGCCAATAAAGAAAATTTTCTTCCCTCCCAATTGATCATCTCTGCTCGCCAAAAAGCAGCCGAGACTATCCATGGATGGCTTACTACAAAAAAGAAACGTGAAAAACAAATC